AGCAGGAAGAGGACTGCGCGGGTTTGTAGCCCGACGAGATCGCTCGTCTTCAGGCCCTCGCCATGCCCGCTGAGGCTCTCTCGGAGGCCCTGTTGGCGCCCAGGGGGTTGTATTTATACATGTGTGCCGCTGGCTGGGTACGAGTGATCCAGGTAGCCTTGTCTGGCCCCGGAGGGGCCTTTGACCGGTCAAATTGGTTGCCTTTTCTGCAACTTCTTTTCACCGCCGTTGCAGGTCGCCGGTGGCTTCTTGAAAATATTCTGAAGAAAGTTTCAGGGTCGATGTTGCCTTCGACCCCAATCCACCGGACTATAACTATAAGAGGTTAACAAGTTAGCAAGCAAGCATCTCAACTGTTCACCTGTTTTTCTGGTAGACAACCCCTTCGGGGTTGTTAAGGAAAATGTGAATGAGGGAAACGCTTACCTGTATTACAGGTAGGAGAGTTTGGGAGTTGAGAGAAGGCAGGTTAGCCCTGCTAGAGGTGAACTGGTTTACTAGTATACGTACAACCCCCCACACACTTGCCCTCGGGTCCACGACTCCAAGGAGTCACAGAAACGTGGCCGAGGCTTGATTTTGTTGAGGGAAGGTGTTGATCCATGCCGAAGCCACAGACACGGCGAGACTCACCTTCCCGTAGGCCCTCCAACTGGTCGAAGTCGGATAGGCGAAACCGCCTGCCGGCTGATTGGGACAAGATCCGTAAGCGGGCCTTGAAGAACGATCAGCGCATGTGCCAACAGGTTCTCGGTGACGATGGTGGTATCTGCGGCCAGGAGGCCACGGATGTTGACCACATCAGGCCCGGTGACGATCATCGGGACAGCAACCTTCAGTCGTTGTGCTCGATGCACCACAACCGGAAGAGCTCAGGCGAAGGCGCGAAGGCGTTGGCGGCTAAGCGTCACAAGATCGACGCGAGCTTCTCTACTGCGGAGGACCATCCGGGCATAATAGGCAAGTGAGAGGGGCTTCGATGAAAAACCTCGATCTACTCATCCCCGACACCGAGCCGACGATCGACAGGTTCACCTGGGCTACGGTCACCGACACTTCTCCGGTGCGTATCCGGCTAGACGGCGAGACCGTCCCCCTGGACATCACGCCCGACTGCCTCATAGATGAGGGCTGGCTTGATTTGGGCCGTCGCGTCTGGTGTCAAGTGTATGGCCGGCGCGTGCTAATACATGGGCAGGTCGGCAAGGGTGCTTACGAGGCACCAACGCCGATCGACGCGACTCCTCCAGGCGTCGTCATGGAAGACGCTGGAGTGTCCCCGCCTGACGGCTGGCTGGCCTGCAATGGAGCTGCGGTCTCCCGTAACGGGTACGCAGCACTGTTCGCTCGCATCAATACGACCTATGGCAGCGGCGATGGCTCCACCACATTCAACCTCCCCGACCGTCAGGGTCGAGTAGGCGTGGGCGTGAACCCCTCGGACGCCGAGTTCAACACGCTGGGCGAAGCTGGTGGCGAGAAAACCCACCTGTTGACCGAAGCCGAACTGGCTCAGCACGACCACTCGATGGACCACGACCACTCGATGACGGCCTCGTACAACCTCGCAGCCACAGGTAGTAGCGGATCAAGCCGGCCAACCGGCTTCGTCTTCGGCTCCAGTGGGAGCGTGGTGCGTACCGGCACCACTGGCGGATCGTCCACGGTTAATACCGGCAACGCCGGCACCAATCAGGCGCACAACAACTTGCAGCCGTATATCGCCATGAACTACATCATCAAGACGTAATCATCAGTACCACCGAGTTGTTGAGCCACAGGCTCCCTCGGTCCACAGGCCCCCTCGGGTCGAGCGATGTTCCTCCCTCTCCACCGCTCCCCGAGGGGGCACTGCCTTACGTGCATGGCAGCCCCCGAGCCACCAATACAGAAGGAGGTGCCCTATGACTGGCCCCATCCCGAACCACTCCAGCGATCTGAGCCGCGACCGCGACACCAATCGCGGTGATCGTATGCCGCTCACCAAGGGCACCCTCCGACCCGTGGTCGATGTGCCCGGTGCTGACGAGGACTGGCATCCCATCGCTCGGGAGCTCTACATCAGCGCCGCTGAGTCTGGACAGTCCGACTTCTACCAGAAGTCCGATTGGCTTCTCTGGTATTCCCTCTGCGAAGACCTGTCGTACTACAAGACTATGGGCAGGCGCAGCGGCCAGATGCTTCAGACCATCTATTCCACGATGACCGAGCTCCTCGTCTCTGAGGGTGCTCGCCGTCGTGCCCGCATCGAGCTACACGACCCCGAACCTGAGCAGGATGATGCTGCGGTATTGGCACTTGCCGACTACCGCAGTGATCTTGGAGTAGAGGACGCCGAATGATCCTCGACGCAGGCATGGTTTCGACCATTGCCACCATCGCCACCCTCGACACAGGCATGGCTACCGTTGCCGCTGCCACCATCGCTGCCACCATCGCCGCTGCCGGCGCATTCCTCAACACCGCCGTCATTGTCAAACAGAACCGCAAGGTGAGTGAGACACACAAGCAAGTGACCGTCAACCACCACAGCAGCGACTCCCCCACAGTGCTCGACCGGATCGACACGATGCAAGCCTCGATCCTCGATCTTGCCGCCGACTTCAACCGCCATCGCGGTGACTTCAACGATCACGTCTCCCACTCAAACGAGATGGACCTTCGCGTCATCAAGATCGAGGTCGCCAAAGAGACCGAACGCGAGCTCCGACTACTAAAGGCCGAGAGCGAGGACTAAGCCCGCCTGACGAGAGGAGACTCGCATGTCTACCTCCGTCAAGCCGCAGAAGCTCACTGCTGAAGAAATCACGGCTCTCGAACACATCTTCATTGGCCCCACGTGGGCCACGGACGACAACGACAAGTGGGTACTCCCCGAGCGCACGCTCGGCTGGGAGATCGCCATGTGGTGCAGCACTTGGTTGCTCGGCATGGATGGCGAGCCCTGGAAGTTCACTCGTGAGCAGTTGCGCTTCCTCCTCTGGTGGTACGCCGTAGACGAGAACGGTCGCTTCGTTTACCGAACAGGGTGCCTCCAGCGCATGAAGGGCTGGGGCAAGGACCCGTTGCTCGCCGTCATCTCGCTGGTCGAGTTCGTCGGTCCCAGCCGGGTCGTCCAGCCGATCTTCGGTAGCCCCGAGTGCCACACCACCGGCCCGCTGGCCGGCAACCCCAAGGGCGCTCCTCACCCGCAGGCGTGGGTGCAGATCACTGCTGTGTCGCAGACACAGACCACCAACACGATGGCAATGTTCCCGATCCTCATGTCCGAGGATTTCATCGCCCACTTCAACATCAAGCCCGGTGCCGAGCTCATCCGAGCCAACGGCGGCAGGCAGCGGCTCGAAGCCGTTACATCCTCGTATCGCGCCATTGAGGGCAAGCGCACCACGTTTACTCTGAAAAATGAGACTCACCACTGGGTGACAGGCAATGACGGTCACAAGATGGCCGACACGATCGAAGGTAACTCGACCAAGATGTCGTCGCGTTGGCTGTCGATCACCAACGCCTACATCCCCGGCGAAGACTCGGTTGCAGAGCGTGAGCGCGAAGCTTGGCAGAAGGTACAGGACGGTCGAGCTTTCGATATGCGGATGATGTACGACAGCATCGAAGCGCACCCCTTGACACCCCTGACTCCCGAGGCCCTGGAGATCGTCGTCCCCATTATCCGTGGCGACGCGATTTGGCTGAACGTGGACGACATCACCATGTCGATCCTTAGCACCCAGAATGCCCCGTCGAGTTCCAGGCGCAAGTACCTGAATCAGATCATCGCTGAAGAGGATGCGATCTACGGCCCCGCGCACTGGGTTCCCCTGGAAGTTGAGGGGGCTGTCCTAGAGCACGGCGACAGGATCGTCATTGGCTTCGATGGCGGCAAGTCCGACGATGCGACAGCTCTTGTGGCTATTCGCATCTCGGACAAGGTGTGCTTCTTGCTCCTTTGTGAGCAGCGACCGGATACTTGGCCGACTGGCGAGGACGCACCTCGCTGGGAGATTGACCGCGCCAAGGTCGATAGCACCGTCCATGAGACTTTCCGTCTCTACGAGGTGAAAGGCTTCTACGCCGATGTGGCGCTATGGGAGTCCTATATTGACGACTGGGCCTTTGACTACCGCAAGGTGCTCGTCACGAAGGCAAGTGAGAGGCACGCGGTCGCATGGGATATGCGCCAGTCGTTGCAGCGCGTCACGCGCGCTCACGAGCGGCTAATGCAGACCATCTTCGACCGGAAACTCTTCAACGATGGTGACACCGAACTTCGCCGGCACGTGATGAATGCGCGTCGACATTCCAATAACCACGGAGTCTCATTCCGCAAAGAGAGCCGCGAGTCGCCCCGCAAGGTCGATGCCTACGCCGCCCTCCTACTCGCACACGAGGCCCTCCACGACCTACGCACACGAGGCAAAGAAGAGAAGACCCGCACTGGTCGGGGCTACTTCCTCTAGCCCGAAGGGAGCGCACGCATGGCAAAAATGCCAGTCAACCTCGCCTCCAACCTCTTGTCGATCATCAGCGATGACGCCGAGCGGCTGGAGCGGATCGACAACTACATCCAAGGCATCCAGGACGAGCCGTACATGCCCGCCACGGCTGACGACGAGTACATGTTGCTCGCCAAGCGGGCGGTATCCAACTGGATGCCACTCATCATCGGCACGCCGGCCCAGGCCCTCTACGTGGACGGCTTCCGAGCCTCACGCACTGGAGCAGCCGACGACACGCGCAAATCTGCCGAATGGAAGCACTGGCAAGACTCGGGCCTCGATGCCCGCCAGCTTGCCATCCACCGGGCCGCACTGGCCTACGGCCATTCTTTCACTCTCACCGAGCTGAAGCGCGGCAAGGTTGTTACCAAGGGCCTGAGCCCGCTTCGCACCTCGGCGCTGTTCGAGGATGCCGCCAATGACATCGCGCCCTACGCGGCGCTGACGGTCACCGAGTACCCGCGACACGTCAACGACAAGCTGAAGCGCGGCATCGCCCGCCTCTGGGATGGCAAGAGCGAGTTCAAGGTCCTCTTCGAGGCTTTCGAGGGTGAACAGAAGATCTCGGTCGTCAACAAAAAGAGCCACGACAGCCCCGAATGCCCGGTCACCCGGTTCGCCTCTGCGGTGGACTTGGAGGGCCGCACGGTCGGCGTTGTGGAGCCGATGATCCCACTCCAGAACCGCATTAACCAGACGGTCTTCGACCTACTGGTCACTCAGACCTATGCCTCCTTTAAGGTGCGCTGGGTCACTGGCATGGCCCCGCCCATGCAGATGCGGATGCTCGATGTCGATGGTGTCGAGACTACCGACCCGGACGCTGCGGTTGACGTGGTTCCCCGCGTCGACAATAACGGCGTCCCCATCCCAGCCAACGTCGACAACAACGCTCGTCGCTTCCTCTTTGCCGAGGACGAAGATGTCAAGTTCGGCTCGCTAGACGAGTCGCCTTTGGGCGGCTTCATCGAGTCGATCGACATGAGTATTCGAC